CCAGATGTTCGTGCGGGCATTCGAGCGCGGGGAAGCCTTCGACCAGGCATCCTTGACGACCGCATTGCAGTATTGCCAGGATACCCGTACTGCCATTGACGGGGGTGCCCATGTAGGGTCCTGGTCCAAGGCGCTGTCCGGAAAGTTCGAGAGGGTGATTGCCTTTGAACCCTCGAAGGACAATTACAAGTGCCTGGTCAAGAATACCGAGGTCGAGCATCACAATCAGGCACTCGGAGAAAAGCCCGGATGGGTGTCGATCGAGAAGACGGATCCCCGGAATACCGGTCAGGACCATGTAACGGCGGGTTCGGATGTCGAAATGGTCACAATCGACAGTCTCGAACTCGAAAACGTGGATTTTCTGAAGCTGGATGTGGAAGGGTATGAATTATTTGCCCTAAAAGGTGCTGAAGCGACCCTGAAGCGCTGCAAGCCGGTGGTCTTGATCGAGGTCAATGGGCTGAGTGAACGATATGGCTTGCATGACAGCGAAGCCTGCAACTACCTGCGGGATCTGGGATTCAGTCTCATGACCCGGGTGAATAAGGATCTCATCTATGCTTGATCCTTTAGAGGCGATCAAGCAGTACCAGGAGTTCCGGAAGTTCAACCGGCTGGATTTCTATGAGCCGTATCTCTTTCAGAAGTGCTTTCATCATGCAGAAGGGGGCGAGACCTACCATACGGGATGCTTCGAGACTCATGGTGGCCAACTTGCCCGACTGCGAGCACTACAGGCGGGGAATCAAAGCGGCAAAACTTTGTCAGCAGGCGCTGAAGCCGCGATGCATCCCACGGGGAAGTATCCGGACTGGTGGCGAGGACATCGCTTCAGACGGCCCACCAAGGGCACCGTATGCGGGGTTATCAACGACAAGACCCGGGACATCTGCCAGGCGGAGCTGTTTGGGGAACCCGGTGATAACAGCATGCTGGGAACCGGGATGATCCCAAAGGATTGCATCGGGGAGATAACTCGCAAGCCGGGAGTCCCGAATGCCTATGACAGTGCCTTCGTGAAGCATTTCACGGATGGGGTGTTTGATGGCTGGTCGAAGGTCTTCTTCGGATCCTACCAGCAGGATATTAACTCCCTGATGGGCACCCGGATGGACTGGATCTGGGGGGATGAGGAACCCCCGCAAGCGGTTCACTCGCAGTTCATGCGAGCAGTGCTGTCAACGCAGGGGATTATCTTCTACTCGTTCACGCCGGAAAGCGGCATGACCGAACTGGTGCTGGAGTTCCAGGAAGACCTGAAGAACACCATGGCGCTGGTGCGGGCGACCTGGGATGATGCCGCGCACTTCGATGATCCGGCCTACCGGGAACAGGCTGAACAACAGTTCCCGATTCATGAACGCGAGATGCGCCGGCAGGGCATCCCGATGATGGGCACCGGCCTTGTCTGGCCGGTCAAAGAAGAGGAAATACGGGTTGATCCCTTCGCGATACCTAGACACTGGCCTCGGCTGTGTGCTGTGGACTTTGGCATGGATCATCCTTTTGCTGCTGCCTGGATTGCTTGGGATCGCGATACTGATTCAATTTATCTATATGACTGCTACCGGGCTTCCCGAAAGAGTGAAGGTCGTAGTGTCACGATTGCGGAGCATGCGTCAGCCATAAAGAAGCGCGGCGAGTGGATTCTCTGCATCTGGCCGCATGATATGAACCAGGAAGATCCCAAATCCTGTAAAGCGCTGCATAAGCTGTTCGTCGAGGAAGGAGTGAATATGCATCGTGAGCATTTCACGAACCCTCCTGAGCCAGGACAAGCGAAAGGTGATATCGGTGTGGAAGTCGGCATCCAGCACATCATGGATCGCTTCCAGCTGGGCACCTTCAAGGTATTCAGCAACCTGGACTTGTGGTTTGGTGAGTTCCGTGGATATCACCGGGACACCAAAGGCAAGATTGTGAAAGTCCGGGATGATCTCATGGCCGCCACCCGCTATGCGGTGATGTCGGTCAGACTGGCTTATACGGAACCTGTTATGAAGAAAAAACATCTCAGAATTGTCGGCGCGAGAAACTGGTAAATGGCCAAACGAATCACGAAAAACGATTGGCGCGCTATCGAGGAATACGTCCAGGACGAGCTGCAGACCCGGGAACGCTCTGAATATCGAAAACGACAAGAGAAGATATGGACGGAAGTGGATCGCCAAGTCTATATGGAATCCATGTCCCGTATCCCGAAAAACCAGAAGGCTGAAGGTGACTGGCGCAATGCGCTGGAGCTGGGGGAACTCTCCCGGGCATCCGAGATTCTATCTGCTGACATCAAGCGCTTCTCATTCCCGCAGACGCGCAGCTGGTTCGAGGCACATACCGAACTGCCGGAAGAAATGATTGCCCAGGTACGGCGGGTGGATGAGGATCCCACCAAGCTGCAACGGCGGGTGGATGGCCGTACCCGGGCTTTTATGACGCAGCAGCATATTGATTTTGGTTTCAAGTCTCGCGTGGGCTTATCCGTCAAGGAAGCCCTGCACCATGGCTCCTATGTCGCCACGATTGACTGGGAGGATGCGGTGCAGGTTGAAGGTGGTACTGGTATTGGCACGATCTCGGCACCGGTATGGACGCCGCATTCCATGTGGAACAGCTTCCCGGATATGTCAGCTGGTGTGGGTGGATTGAATACCTTCTACCAAGGGTCCATGTTGATTCGGGGCTACAAGCCGAAATATCAGGTTGAACGGATGCGATCATCAAATCCCGACTATCCATACTTCAACCTGAACCGAATCGGGGAATCGGATCGCAAGCCGCCAAAGCGTCAGGACAGCAAGGATGTCGAATTGCTGTACTACTACGGCGACTTGGTAGTGCCGCGCCAGGGCAAGGATCTGCTACTGCTGAACTGCCGCGTAGTTCTGGCAAACGGCACGATCATTCATTACATGCCAAATCCCTTCAAGTATCCGAACATCATCTATAACGGATGGGAACGGCTGGATGTCCGGGATCCGTACTTCGTATCTCCGATTGTGAAGTTTTCTGTCAATCAGACTATCGGAACACAATTGGCCAACCGGTTATTGGATGCTGTGGATCTGAAGACCGAACCGCCTTGCGATTATGATTCCAATGATCCGAATTATGTATTGAATGGTGGTCCTGATATTTACCCTGGTGCGAAGAACCCGACCACCATGCTCGGAAATTATCAATTCCGGGATTTTGGGGATCCGGCAACCGCACTGGCCGGACTGCAATTTATCATCAGTCAGATCGAGGCCGGCACCAAGGTTGACCGGGTACGTAGCGGAGTCTCTGCCGGCACAGAACAGACTGCGACGGAGGTCGTCAAACAGTCTCAGAGTGCCGAGATATCTACAGTGGACTTCGTGGATCAGCATGAAGCCCATGGATTGCGCCCGGCACTCTACATGATGTATGCCCTGAATCGCACGCGACTGACGAATTATCCGTTCTATAACCAGGAACTGGATTCGCCAGACTTCGAGCGAATGACGAAAAATGAATTGCTACCGAATGTGCATTTCGAGATTGTCGGCTCCAAGGGAGTGCTGGGTGAGGAACGTCGCCAACAGCAGACTTCGCAGGTGACAGCTTTCTGGATGCAGGCGAACCCCTCCCTGTTGAAGCAACCGGAACTCGCGAAAGAGATGTACCGGGATGCCGGCAACAAGAATCCCGAGAACTTCCTGAATGTTGGCGATGAAGCCCAGCAATTCCAGCAACAGTTGCAGGCTATCGTGCAGCAAGCGCAACAGCAGATTCAGGCGTTATCTGCGGAACTCCAGAAATATCAGTTCCAGGATGAAGAACATTCTCTGGAGATGGAAGAGAAGCAACTGGAGAAAGAACAGTTGCAAACCAAGATTGCTGTACTACAAGGAATCATTCAACTGAATGGACAAGTCGCTAAAACTGTTCCTGACCGCGATTAGTGAACATCCGCATTACCAGGATTTTATTGATCTGGTAGCAGCAAATCGTCCTCGCGTGCCAACTTATAATTGCAGCGAAGACAATACCGAACGCTGGAAGTTTGCCAGTGGAAGACAACAGGGTTACGATCTGTTTGCATCATTTTTGAATCTGAAATTCGAGGAATAAGTTATGACCGAAGAGACTGAATCCACCAATCCAGGGGAACCTCAAGTCACAGAAACCACGGAGTCGCTGGATGACGTGATTTCGCAATACCATGTTCCAGCGCCGCAGGCACCGGCCCAAAGTAGCCAACCGAGTCAACCGCAACCGCAGCAAACATCTTCGGCCAGCCAGTCTGTTCCGAAGTTCGATCCACTGGATGAGGGCTCCGTGAATCAGTTTGC